ACTAACGGCTAAACTAGAACCATAGATTTCTAGGAGATTTCCTTTGGCAATTACTAATGGTTATGCGACTCTCGCAGATGTAAAAGCTGCTTTGCGCATCACAGACACCGTGGATGACACTCTTTTGGAGTTGGCTGTCGAATCGGCTTCGCGCCTAGTTGACGGCTACTGTTCACGCGTTTTTTACAACATGGGTTCTCAGGCTCGCTACTTCTCGGCCAGCGATCCATATTTCTGTCCAATTGATGACTTGGTGAGCATCACCGAATTGGCTACTGCCGCCACATCAAACGGCAATTATGACGTGGTTTGGGCTAACTATGTGAATGGTGCGCCTGGCGATTACCAGCTTGAACCTTTGAACGCCGATTACCCGACTGACGGTATTGCTTCACCAACCACCGGTATTCGTGCGCGTTGGCGTTACCTTTTCCCAACCATCGGCGGAAACGCTATGGTTCGTGTCACCGGCACTTGGGGTTGGAACTCTGTGCCAACTGCTGTGAAAGCCGCGACAATCATCCAAGCAACCCGAATTTTCAAACGCAACGATTCGCCTCTGGGTGTTGCCGGTTTCGGTGACATGGGTGTTATGCGTGTCAGCTCACAACTTGACCCTGATGTTCGTCAACTTGTCGAACCATATCGCAAAACAACGGGAATGTATCAGTAAATGGCAACCGTTTCTGAGCTTCGTTCAGGCATCGCCACAACCCTTGCCAACATCACAGGTTTACGCACTTCAGCGTTCGTGCCTGACACTATCTCGCCACCAATCGCCATTGTTGAACCAAACAGCATCAAGTTTGATATCTCTATGGGTCGTGGACTTGACGAATTTGGTTTCAAAGTGACTGTCATTGTGGGTCGCGCAACAGACCGAACTGCACAGGCCAACATTGATGCGTTCTGTTCATCGTCAGGGTCATCGTCTATCAAGCAAGTGTTAGAATCGAATAGGACACTCGGTGGAAAGTGCAACGATCTGCGAGTGACCGGATTGAACTCTTATGGTTCAATTCAAATCGCAGATACACCATATTTGGCAGCAGAATTTGCTGTCATTGTTTACGCAAACTAGGAGAAACAAAACATGGCAAAGTTTCTAGCCACGCAGTTTCAGATCAGCCTAAACGGAACTGACCTGACCTCTGCACTTCACGCAGTGACCCTTGATGTTTCATCGAAGGACATTGAAACCACCACCTTTGGAACTTCATCAACTGTTTACAAGACTGTTGTTGGCGGCATCCTTGAGGGTTCAGTCAAACTTGAGTTTTACCAGGACTACGCAGCTGGTGCGGTTGACGCAACCATTTGGCCACTAATCAACACCATCGGAACTGTTGTTATCAAGCCAAACGGAACTGCTGTTTCAGCAACCAACCCGTCTTACACTGTAAACGCGCTAATCAACGCTTATCAGCCAATCAACGGCTCAATCGGTGACCTAAGCTCGTTCTCAGTTACTTGGCCAACTTCAGGCTCGGTAGTCCGCGCAACAGCGTAATAACCAAATAAAAGGATAAAAGTGAAAATCAATCTACGCATTGAATACACCACCGGCGAAGCAGTAGAGGTTACGGCCTCTGCTGCTGACCTGGTTGCTTTTGAATCAAAGTTTGAGATAGCGGTCACGTCGCTTGAATCGAACATGAAATACACTTATCTGCTTTGGTTGGCTTGGCATAGCCTGTTTCGCAAGAAGGTCACTGACAAGGATTTTGATTCTTGGGTTGAATTTGTTGAGAGTGTTGCACCTAGCGACATTGACCCAAAATCAAAGGGCTAGGCGAAACTTCAGCTCATTGGTGGCTTGCAACTATTGCTTGCGAAACCGGTATTGCGCCTAGCCTTCTGATGCAGGAGAGTGACCGAATGTTGTTTACCATGTCACGATATTTGGTTGCTCGTAATCAACCGAGTTAGGTGATCTGATGGCTGATGTGCCAGGCACGGCAGCTAATCTGCTGAAGGCTTTGAAGTCTATTGACCCTGAGTTGCGCAAACAGTTTGTGCGCCGTGTCAAAGAGATTGGTAAGCCGGTCAATGAGGCCATCAAATCTAATTTGCCAACTGCTTCGCCTTTGATTGGTATGAATAACGCTGGCCGTTTGGGTTGGGGTGTTGGGCAGTCACCGACTAGCACCACTTTGGCGTTCAAATCTACGGGTTCGAAAACGGCTGAGGTGACTCCTTTGTTGTCTGTGAAAGTCAATTCGGCGGCTTCTTCGGTTGTGGATATGGCTGGTCGGCGCAGCTCAGGTAATACTCGTTCGGGTCGTGCGATGATTGCAAAATTGAATTCGATTCGTAACGCTTCTCGTTATGTTTATCCTGCTGGTTTGGCGGCTTCTAAAAATGTTGAAGCCGAAATTCAAACTACAATTGAAGAAGCAAGCGCAGTGATCAACGAAAGATATAAGTAAATGGCAATTGTTTTTCCTATCGCCTATAAGGTTGATTCTTCTGCGCTCAAAACTGCTCAGGGTGAAGTTGGCGGTTTCACTGCTGGCATAAAGGGCATGATTGCGCCTTTGGCTGCTGTTGCGGCAGGTTTTGCTGCTGCGTTCTCTGTGACGAAACTTGTCGAAGGTTCTATCAAGTCGTTTGAGGATTTGGCTGGTTCTATCCGGCCTTTGCAGCGCCTTATTGGTGGCACGACTGAAGAAGTTTCTGGGCTTCGCGCGGCCATGCAGTTGTCGGGTATGGATGTTGACAAGGCTGGCACTTCGCTAACAATTTTCTCTAAGAAGGTTGCGGCTGCTGGTGCTGATGCTAAAAAGACTGCAGAATTCACTGCAAAACTTGGCACAGATTTCAAGGATGCTAATGGCAACATTTTGCCGATGGCTGAGTTGTTGCCGAAAGTTGCGGATCAATTTAAGTCAATGCCTAATGGTGTTGAAAAGACTGCGTTAGCGGTTCAGTTGTTTGGCCGTCAGGGAACGGCGATGTTACCGTTCTTGAATAAGGGCGCTGATGGTATTGCTGAGCTGACTGCTAAGGCCAGCAAAATGGGCTTGGTGCTTGATGACGCTTCGATGAAGTCGTTTGTTGAGGCTAAGAAGGCTTCGCGTGAGTTTGATGCGACTATGCAGGGTTTATCGGTCACTGTTGGTTCGGCTTTGTTGCCTATTGTTGAGGCTTTTCAAAACTTTGTCCGCAACATTTTGACTCCTGCGATTTTGAAGGTTACAGGGTTTATTCATGCGCATCGCCAGGCGTTTGAAGATTTGGGCAACACGGTTTCTTCGACTTTGCAACCAATTGTGAATGCTTTGTCTAGTTTCTTGACCGGCACTTTGTTACCTGGTTTGAAGTCAACGGCTGAGTGGTTGCGCAAGAATGGTGAAACTGTGGGTGTGTTGGCTGCGATGGTGGCTGGCGCTGTTTTGGCTTATGGTGGTTTCCGTGCGGTCACCGGCATTATTGCTGCGGTCACTTTGGCGCAAGAGGGTTATGCTGCGGCTTCTTATGGTGCTGAAGCTGCTTCTTATGCTTCTCAGGGCGCTGCGAAGATTGGTGCGGCGATCTATGCGATTCAGAATTCAACTATTGTGACGGGCATTGCCGCCTGGGTTGCTAACACTGCGGCTATGGTGGCCAACACTGAAGGTGGCGTGTTGGCTAAGGCTGCGACTATCGCTGGTTCGGTTGCTACGGGTATTGCTACGGCTGCACAGTGGGCTTGGAACGCTGCTTTGGCTGCTAACCCGATTGCTTTGGTTGTTATCGCTATTGGGGCGCTTGTGGCCGCTTTGGTGTTCTTCTTCACACAGACCAAACTTGGTAAAGACATTTGGAATAACTTTGTTTCGTTCTTAACTGATACCGGCAAGAATTTGGGCAACTTCTTTGGCACTTTGTGGGATGGTATTGGCAAAGCGTTCAATGTTGTTTTCAAGGCAATTGGTGATGCGTTCAAGGGTTATGTGAACATTTGGATTGGGCTAATCAACTTCATTATCGGGGCGTTGGATTCGGTGAAGATTGATATTCCTAAGTGGGTGCCGGTGGTTGGTGGTCAAACTTTCGGCATCAATATCCCTAAGATTCCGCAGCTTGCTGATGGTGGTATTGTGCCTGCTACTCCTGGTGGCCGTTTGGTGAATGTTGGTGAAGGTGGCCAAGCTGAGGCGATTATTCCATTGAGTCGGATGAACACTGGTGGCAATACGGCAAGTTACAACATTGTGGTCAATGCTGGCATGGGTTCTAACGGTGTTCAGATTGCTAAAGAACTAATCAACACCATCAAACAGTATGAGCGTGCTAATGGCGCTGTTTGGAAGTCGGCCTAATGGCTAGACCAAGTTACAAGGTTGAACTCGGTTTTGACCAAAATGGGCCAGGTAACTTCTTCATCCTTGATGATGCCACTAATGGTGTTTTGGATAACCTGACATATGTTTTGGGTGGCGGTTCGTTCTTCTATGACGTAACTTCTTACGTTATGAACATCACGACTTCTCGTGGCAAGAGCCGTGCTTTGGATCGTTATCAGGCTGGCCATGTGAACGTGGTTTTCAATAACCGTAACCGTTACTTCGACCCGACTTACGCGGCTTCGCCTTTTTATGGGCAAATTGTGCCACGCCGCGATATGCGTGTTTGGGCTAATAACGTATTGGTGTTTTATGGCACGGTGGATGACTGGAACTTGGACTATGCGCCGAGCAGTGAGTCAACGGCTACTGTGTCAGCTTATGACGGTTTCGCGTTCTTGTCGCAACAGACCTTGACGGCTGGAACTAACTCGGTTGAAGCTTCTGGCACTCGTGTTGGCAAGGTGTTGGATGACCCTGGTGTTGCTTGGCCTTCTGCGCAGCGCACGGTGGATGCCGGTTATGAAACTTTGCAGGCCGATGCGGTGACGGCTACTGATAACGCTTTGCAGTATTTGCAGCTCATTGAAACTACTGAGCCTGGCGAGTTGTTTATTGGTAAAGATGGCAACTTGGTGTTTCAGGACAGAAACCATGTGTTTCCTTCGGCTTCTGTGCCAACTTTGGCTGACACGGGTGCTGGCATCAACTATTCGACTGTGAAGGTTGTTTACGGGTCGGAGTTGCTTTACACACAGGTTGAGGTGAGCCGTAAGGGTTCTTCGACTGTGGCGCAGGCTAATGATTTGACGGCTCAGAGCGATTATGGTGTTCGAACCCTGTCTGAAACAGGTTTGTTGCACAATACGGATGCGGCTGCCGCTGTTTTGGCAACTTATTTGGTGGGGCAGTATGCACAGCCTGAATATCGTTTTGAGCAGGTTGAACTGATTTTGTCTAATTTGACTACAACGGATCAGAACACGATTCTTGGCCTTGATTTGGGTTCGGTTGTGAAGGTGCAGTTTACGCCTAACGGTATTGCACCGGCTATTAGCAAATATGCACGAGTTATTTCTATCAATCACAGTGCCTGGTTGACTGAGCATCGTGTGGTGCTTGGTTTGGGAACTCTGAACGCGACCTTGTTTCAGTTGGATGACGTTGCGTTTGGTATTCTTGACACAGGAACATTGGCTTTCTAAGGAGTTATTTTGGCTGGTTCGGGTTGGCGCACTTTTAGCGCAGGTGCTGTGCTTACAGCTGCGCAGGTGCAGAACTATTTGCAGGATCAGGTTGTTCAGGTTTATGCGACTTCGGCGGCTCGTTCGTCTGCGCTTGGCACTTCGGTTGCGACAGGCATGGTTTCGTTCATCACTGGAACTGAAGGGCTTGACCTTTATACGCATGGTGTTTGGACTGGGTTGAACTATTCGACCATTACTAGCAGCACTGTGACGGCTTATACTG